ACTCTGTACACCAAATACAATCATCAAAATAACTGCTAATACTCCTACGCCAATAATTACTGGCACTTTCCAATTTGTATTCTTCATTCTTGATCTCCTTTATATGTAATTTTTTATTAGTTACACTGTAATATTCTCTTATTTGTTGGGATTCCCATAGCCGAATGGCTTAGATATGATTAAAAATTTTCAAAAGAAAGATTGGATTCTTACGATTCCTCTTTCTCATCCATAATTGCACCACAGTTAGGACAATATTTTGATTTCAACTTCTGGTTCGCATAATACAGTTTATATACTTTTTTACTACAAACTGAGCAATATACACCTTCATTTGCGCATTCATCTAATGCAACCCAATGACCATGCTTTCTATCAGTCTCTTTTATATTGTCTTTTACATCGTCCATTGGAACTGTCATAGTTCCTGCTATGACATTAGCATTAAGAAATTTTGATAGGACATCTCCAAGTATCAACTCTACGTTATCTACAAGTATTTCATTATTTGGCATATATGACCTGTGATATTCTAACCATTCATTTATTGTATAAACTTCTACATTAGTCGATATACCCATTTTCTCTGCCATACTCATAAGACTGTTTTTATTATTCATTGTAGATGTAACAATCGGTTTTCCTGTTACATATGCTGTTGAAATAAGCATTGCCGTTTTACCAGTCGCACGTCCACGATTTATAATTCTCATGTTTTCGCCTCCAATTTATTATTCTCTGCTCACAATCTCATAAATAAAATCATCGTGATATTTACCATTCTTATCTTTAATCGAATCTTTCAGAACATGTTTTGCTCCATTATGTCTCTCGATAAAACTATCATATCCTCTACAAGCAGGATTGCCACCAACAGCTCTCCATTCAACTCTATGTAATGTTTTAATCAGTTCTTCTAATTTATCGAATACGTCCCTACCAACCAAGATATTTCCTCTATCAAATGAAAATAATCCAAAGTTATACGCTTTAGACGCATACCAATCAACGGAATATCCTAAATAACCAATCAGTTTTTCGTCCTTATCAATTATTGCATATTGAAACTGGCTCTCATTTGGGCATTCTACAATTTCAGGACTCCAATTACACATACAGCCAGTTTCATACATCATATCTTGTGTATAATAACATTTCTGAAATTCTTTCTTAATCTGTTCTTTGTATAAAATTGCAGGTACTAACACCTAATCACCTCTTTTCTATAATCCAAGGATATGTTGCTTTCCTGTGAAGTTACTCAGATAAAATCTTCTGGAACATATCATCTACTGAGTCCAATAAGTCATATCTCTTATCAAATGCTGCTGTTGAGCTTCTTGCAAATTTACGCTCAACCATGTCGATGTAGTAAGTCATTGTTCCATCATCGCCCATATAGAACTCATTCCATTCATCATCAGACATCAATCTTCTAACATTCAACTGGTCGATGGCAAGATTATCAAAGCTAACTACCTTAAATTTTTCAATAATGTCTGCAAGATTTTCATATAACCAATTCTGCTTTACAACAATGTTTTCATGATCTTCTGAATAAAAATCATCACCACGTCTTAAATGTTTATAACCAAGAATCAGCATCTTCAGATCATTATTCTCTAAAGCTTCTACATCCGATGGCTTTAATACCCCGTTGATTACATGAATGACCGCATTTGGATATTTCTTAATAAGTTCAATAAATTTTTCTGTGGGATTTACGAGTGATACACCAAGACCATAGATAAGTTTTTCATTAACAAGCTTTCTAATAAGTTCTTGTTTCTTTTCAAAATGAATCTGATTTACCGTCATGTTTACAATAACTTTTCTATCTTTGAGTTTCTGTAAGAATGGAATTAAGTCAGGATGACTTGTAGCATCTCCACCGCCAAGAGCAACTTCCTGATACGGATGCAAAGTGTTAATGAATTTCTCGTTCAAAATATCTCCAAATTTTC